ATTGAAGCTGTTGATAAGGATGAGTTTTCTTCACCAGAAGATGCTAAAACTCCAATTAATGTAATTACAATTTATGATTCTTATCAGAAGATATACAATGTATGGGGATTAAAACCATTTAAAACTACTGATGCAGATGTTCGTTTTAAATTCTTTGCTGATGAAGAAGAGATGTTATTGGACTTCATCAAGTACATGGAAAGAGAAAGATTTGATGTAATTACTGGATGGAATATTCAAGGATATGATATTCCATATTTGATTAATAGGATTTCAAATATTTTACCAGAAGGTTCTGCTGCTAGATTATCTACAATTCAAAGTATCTATACCAGAGAAATGATGAGTAAGTTTGGTAAGAAGCAAATTATTTATAAGATTGAAGGTTTGTCTGTAGTAGATTATTTGGATATCTATAAGAAGTTTTGTTTATCTAATAGAGAAAGTTATAAGTTGGATCACATTGCCAATATTGAATTGAAGGAAAATAAATTGGATTATGGTGATAGAAGTTTGTATGAATTCATGAGAGATGATTGGAATACATTTGTTGAATATAACATTCATGACGTTCGATTGATTGTTAGATTAGAGCAACAATTAATGTATATTGATCTTCTTAGAATGATTGCTTACATGGGTTGTGGAACTTTAGATATGGCATTAGCAACTGTATCAGTAGTTGTTGGATGTGCTGCAATTAAAGCTAGGAAACAAAAGCAAATCATTAATACATTTGTTAGAGATTCTACTAGAGAAAACCCCGGAGGATTCGTATTTCCACCTGTTACTGGACATCATGAAGGTATTGTAACATTTGATGCTAATTCTCTTTATCCAAATATTATGATTTCATTAAACATGTCTCCAGAGACAAAGTTTGGTGTTATTACAAGTAGAGATGACAATTTTATTAATGTAAAACATGTTAATGGTAAAAATTACAAGTTAACTCATGAAAACTTTAAAAAGCTTTTAATTGATAATCAAATTGCTATTTCAAAAGCTGATGTTCTTTTTACTCAAAAGAAGAAAGGCATTATGTGTGATTTGGTTGATGAGAACTACAAAAAACGTGTTCAAATCCAAAAGAAGTTTAAGAAACTCAAGAAAGAATTAGATGCTGGAGAAGTAAGTAATCCTGAAGATGTTCTTATTGAATGTAATCGTTTAAAGACTAAACAACAAGCTATTAAGATTTTCATTAATAGTGTTTATGGAGTTTTTGGAAATAAGAAAGCACCAATTGGTGATGATGATATTGCAAGCTCAATTACTCTTACTGGACAATCTGTAATTCAAAAATCTAAAGATATTATTCAAGAATATTTTGTTCAACGTATTGGTAAAGATGTAGATGATTGTTTCTTGTATGGAGATTCTGATAGTTGCTTTATTACAGTAAAACAAATACCTGTAAAGATCTTTAATGGTAACAAAGTTACTAAAGAAGGTTATGCAGAAATCGATAAGATTAATGATTATCTTAATAAAGGTATTGCCAAGTTTATGAAGGATGAATTAAATTCTATCGATTCTAGGATTGAGTTTAAACGTGATAAAATATCTGATAAAGGAATTATGTTAAGCAAGAAAAGATATGCTTTACATATTCTAGATGAAGAAGGTTTACCATGTGATGATTGGAAGTATACTGGAATTGATTTGGTTAATACTAGAATGCCAAAAGAAATCAAACCTCATGTAGAAAAGGTAATCCAAACAATGATTCTTACAAAATCTAAAACATTAACTAATCAAGCATTTAAAAATGTATATGATAAGTTTCTTGATATGGGTGTTGAAATGATATCATTAACTAGCGGAATTAAGAAGCTGGAAGAATATACTAATAAATGTGATGGTAATATTACAATTAAAGGAATGCCTTGTCATGTAAAAGCTGCTTACTTTTATAATAGAATCATTAAGGAATTGAAGATTGATAATAAGTATGAAGCTATCTTTAGTGGAGATAAGATCAAATACTTTTATGTTGATGTTCCAAATTCATATAATGTTGAAGCTATAGCATTTAAGAATAGATTCCCAAAAGAGTTCGAAGATTTATTCCAGATTAATTTGGAAAAGATGTTTGATAAAGATGTGTATCAATGTATTGAAAGGTTTTATAAAATAATGCAGTGGGAAATTTATAAACCAACTAGTCAATTTAAAGTTGATTTGGATGAACTTTTCTCTTGATTTGGTGATATCTGTATGCTATATTATATAAACATATGGCTAATCAAAAAATTATATTCATTGACGGAATTGGTAGAACTATTCTTGGAGAACAAGTTTCTTCTACTGGAACAACTCTTAATGTTAAGAATCCTGTAATGATTCATACTATTCAAGGTGAACGTGGTCAACTTCAAGTTCAGTTAATTCCATTATTCTTTAACGAATTCCTTCCTGAATCAAAACGTTCAGATGGGTCTACTTGGGAATATAAGACATCGGCTGTTACTGTTGGAGTTGGTGTTGAAATTGATGAGCGTTTAGCTGGTCAGTATGATAGGATTTTTAATCCATCACCAATTATCACACCAAGTGGTGATGGTAATGTAGTTAAGTTGTTTGATGACGAAGGTAAGTAAGATATAGTTCGGTCGCTAATAAAAAGCTACTACTTATAAAAAAGTAGTAGCTTTTTTCTTTTTGTTGTGTTATTATATGTTTATATGGATAAAGATATTATATCTGCTTTAGGTGCTTTCGATGATAATCCTCATGCAACTATGCTTGAGGATAATACATTATCACAAGTCAGTAAATGGATTGATACTGGTAGTTATTCTTTGAATGCTATCTTATCTGGTAAGATTAAAGATGGTGGAATTCCTTGTGGTAGGATTACAACATTCTATGCAGAATCACAAACTGGTAAGAGTTTATTCTTACAAAAGATTATTGCAAATGCTCAAAAGCAAGGAATGATTGCTGTTATTTTAGATTCTGAAAATGCTATTGAAAAAGCAGGAGCAGAAAAACTTGGAGTTGATCCAAAACTTACTAAGTATGTTCCAGTAACTACTGTAGAAGAATGTAGGAATTCATTACATAAGTTTTTAACTTCTGTATATGAAAAGAACTTGCATGGTAAGTTTATTGTAGCTATTGATTCTTTGGCAAACCTTTCTAGTGAATTGGATATCTCTCGTATCGAAAAAAGTTCTACTGCTGTAGATATGGGTGGTAAAGCTAGATCACTTAGAACATTGCTTGTTAATACAACACACTTAGCTGCTAAGACTGGAACACCAATTATTGCTACTAATCACTTATATGATGATCCTACAGCATTACATCCAACATTAGTTAAGAAGATGTCTGGTGGAAAGTCTATTGAATATCTATCTTCTATTGTTTTACAAATGAGTAGAAAGGCAACTAAAGAAGATACATCAAAAGATGATAAGGTTGCTGTTGGACAAAGAAATTATGTTGGTATTCTTATTAGAGCTTTGACTACTAAGAATCGCTTCTTGAAACAATACTTGGAAGGTGAAACATATATTTCATATGATAGAGGTGTTGACCGTTATCATGGCTTATTAGATTTAGCTGTTGGTTTCGATATTATCCAACAAAATGGTCCAACTTACACATTTGATGGTGAGAAGATTGGTTATGCTAAAAACTTCGTTAGAGATCTTAAGTTCTGGGAAGATAAGATTATTCCAAAGCTTCAAGATAAGATTGATGTAGCTTGGAAGCTTGGTTCAGTATCCCAAGAGGATGAAGAAGCTTTCCTAACAAATATGTACGAGAAGTAATTATAAACTAAAAAGCCCCCGAAAGGGGGCTTTTTTATTATCTACCATTATATCGTTCTTCTGTAGAGTACAATTTTTGTAGTCTCTTTTTATATTGTTCGTTTAATAATTTAGCAGATTCTTTTCTTTTAACTTGAGCAGATTCTGCTGCTGTAGCTAATTCTGGAGAATCTACATCCATATCAGAATAAGAATCACTATAGTCTTCTGAGTCGAATGTATCATCTTGAGTTTCTTGTGATGCTGCAAAATAATCTCCAACTACATCTTCTTGTTCTTCCTCTTGTTCTTCTTGTTCAACTTCATTTTCTACTTCTTGAGTTTGTGTTGAAGTAACTTGTTGTAATTCTTGTCTTAATTTTGGTTCAAATAAACCTCTAGTAATATAAGGAGAATTAGCGATTTGAACGATTTCATCAGCTTTTAATATTGATAAATCGAAGTTTTCACCATACTTTAATTTAAGTTCTTCTGCAATTTTTTGAACTACATAAACTGGAGATTTGCCAAGAGTATTTCTATCCAAGCAATCTGCGATTCTTTTCTTAAGAATATCTGTATGAATTCTACCTTCGTTTAAAACATAATCCGCAAAACCGGGTCTTCTTAAAATTCTCATATTTACTATTTATCTTTTTTGAATAGATATTTGTATGAGCATTAATTTAGCTGTTATTTCTTGTACAAGACACACCGAAGAAGAATCTAAAAATTCTTCATTGTATAGATGTATGGATGATTTTAAGTATAGAGGAGATATTATATTTGATTTTGTTTATGAAAATACAAAAGGTTTACCTGAAGTATATAATGAAAAAATAGAGCAGTATAAAAATCTAGACATAAATTATCTGGTGTTTTGTCATGATGATGTATATATTGATGATTTGAAGTTGGTGGAAAAGATCATGTATGCAAAAAAGCAATTAGGTTATGATATTGTAGGATTAGCTGGATGTCTTAATCCTAGATTGAATAATCCAGCATTATGGCATATTATGTCTGAGAGAAAGGATCATAGAGGCCAAGTAGCTCATCCAGCATCTAAAGATAGTAATCAGACATATATGACAGCATTTGGTCCAACACCATCTAGAGTAGCATTAATTGATGGATTATTTATGGCAATTCATTTACCATCTATTCTTGATAAGGGTTGGAGATTTAATGAGAATTATACATTCCATCATTATGATCTTGCATCTTGTATTGATGCTAACAGAAAAGGATTAAAGATTGGAGTTTATCCGATTCATGTTATCCATCAATCTCCGGGTTTATTGTCGATGGAAGATAAATTGTGGAAAGATAGTAATCAAAAGTTCTTGCAAGAATACGCTCAATAGTATAATCTTGAGAGTATGACTTTGAATTTGGATAATTTTGAAAGCATCTTTTGCTATAAGATGCTTACTGATAAGAATTATTTTTCTAGGATTAATCCATTTTTTGAATTGGATTATGTTCATGATAAAGATCGAAAGAATATCATTTCTCTCGTTCAAAAAATCTTTTCAGAAAAGAATATCTTTCCAAATTTAACTGAAGTTAAAAACTATATCAATTCAAAAGAATTGTCTGAATCTTTTGTAAAGATTTTGAATGACTTCAAAATTCTTGATAAATCATTTAATGATACTGAGCTTTATAATTGTACTGAAAGATTCTTAAAAGAACGTGGCATTTATAAAGCAATGATTAGTGTCGTTGATGATATTCAATCTGGTAATATTGATTCTTCTAAGATTCTGGATTCATTTGAAAAGCGTTGTAAAATAAATCTAGATAATAAAGGTGGTTTTAATATTACTAAAGATTATGACTTGTTAGTAGAATCTTTGAAGCTAAAAGAAAGCTTTTTGAAATCCAAATTTAATTGGTTGGATAATATTATGGATGGAGGATTTAGGGCTGAAGGAAAAGCTTTGTATCTTGTTGTGGGTCAAGTAAATGTGGGAAAGAGTATTGTACTTGGTAATCTGGCTAAAAATATTGTAGAGAATGGTAAGAATGTTTTACTTATATCATTGGAAATGTCTGAGATGATGTATGCATCTAGGATTACTTCTGGGATGATAAAGATTCCAATTTATAAATTAAAAGAGAAAGCTGATGAGATTGCAGAAGCAATGGAGATTTATAAAACCAGAAGTAATATTGGCCAGTTGATGATTAAAGAATTTCCCCCAAGTAAAATTACCCCAAGTCAATTGGAAGCATATATTAAGTCTGTAAATGATAGTGGATTTAAAGTCGATGCTGTAGTAATTGATTATTTGAATCTTTTACATGGAGAAGTTGGTAACAATTCTTATGAAAGATTAAAGTATGTTACAGAACAAGTAAGGGCGTTATCATATGTATTTGCTTGTCCTTTTATTACAGCTACACAAATTAATCGTGGTGGATTTGATGAAGATAATGGGCCAGAGTTGGCAAATCTATCGGAATCTATTAATATTGCTGCTACTTGTGATTTTATCTTTGGTGTATATAAGAAAACTGGAGAGAAATCATTACCTGTAATGAGATTTAAAATGTTAAAGAATCGTTGGGGTGCTAACTATGGTGAATATGCATTCAAGTTAGATACAGATACATTAACATTAATTGAAGATGATGAATTCAATAATACTATGTGTACTATTGAAGATAGTGAAGAAGAAGAATCGTTGGAAGATTTATCGGAGTAGATTTTTTATGATGGGTGATTAACTATTTTAATGATCCATCATGTTATCGATAAAAAGTTGATAGAGCACAAGTTTTTATGTTTTTGTAGTTTTCTGTGTATCATTAATGGTAAAAGATTGAATATAGCAAATATATTTCTTGAACTTATTAAGAATGAAAATTATAAAAATATTTTAAAAGATCTTATATGTATTGATACAGATTATGAACTTCTTAAATTTATTATCGATTACGATCCAACAATTGCAAAAAGTAAGTACATTTCAAAATTTTTAAATTCACCTAAAGGAACTATTATTAAGAAAAATGCTCACGAATTTCGAAAAATATCTATACAACGAACACCTGTCGTTATCACGAAAACTACGAGGAAAACCGTTCAGGTTGCGGCAAGAGTTCCAAGGACTGGAAAAGGAAAAGGTAGAAACGCTAAAAAGGCTTAATACTTTTTTTGAAGAGTTTAAAAACATTAGTGTAAAAGATTTTTTATCAGCACCTTATATAGTTTTTAAAGACGAACAATATTTCGATTTAAAATTTTATCTTACTAGAAGAGCTATTAAGGCTTATGATCTATATTTAAAACAACTTTTAAGTTCTGAACCAGACTCTGATATGATGTTAGAGAAGGCAGAAGAATCTTTTAAGTTTGTAGAACAATTTATCTCTGAAAAGGGGATAAACATTGATGACTATGCTCATCATTGTGAAGGTTTATCACATTCGATCCTATTACATTTAAAAGATGGGAAAATTCCGATTTATTTCATTTTTTGCTTGAAAGACGGTGAGAAGGTGGTAAAGTCAATGAGTGAAGACTTGATAGGTCTTTGGTTTGACGATAATTTTTTTGAAGTCTTATCAAAAGCTCAATTCAAGTTTAACAAATCAATAAAATTAAAATCATTAATAATCAATAAAATCAATAATATCAATAAAATCAATTAATTATGTATACATCTGAAATATTCAAATCAATTAGGGAATCACTTAGTAAGGCATCTGGTGATGGTGGTAATAGTGTTTATAAGAACATTCTCAAACCAAAGGCTGGTAAGACATATGTTCTTCGTCTTGTACCAAATATTAAGGACGGTAGTTCTACTTTCTTTCATTACTATTCTCATGGATGGGACAGTTTTAGCACTGGAGATTATGTTTCTATTATTTCTCTTCAAACCTTTGGTAAGAGAGATCCAATCGGAACTGAGCGTTTAAAGATTAAGAAGAGTGACAATCAACTTCTTAAGGAAAAGGCAGAGAAGGTAAAGTGGAATGAGTATTGGGCTGTTAATGTTTATGTAGTTGATGATCCAGAAAATCCAGAAAACAATGGAACTGTAAAGATTCTTCGTTATGGTCGTCAGTTGAACAAAATTATTGAAGCTGCTGTAGATGGTGAAGATAGTGATGAATTTGGTCAGCGTGTATTTGATCTTGGTGAAGGTGGAGTAAACTTCAAGTTGAAGGCAGAAAAGCAAGGTCCGTATACTGTTTATACTAGCAGTCGTTTCTCTCCACCATCAGATCTTGGATTGTCTAAGGAGAAGGTTGAACAGATTCAAAATTCTGTATTTGATCTTACAACTATCATTCAAACCAAGACTGAAGAAGAAATTAAGGAGTTCTGGAATACACATTTCCTTTGTGTAAACTCTCAGACTGAAAAGCAAGAATCTTCTAAGCAATCATCACAAGCTAAGAGAGAGATTGAAGAGGATGAAGTTCTAGAATCTATCAGCAAAAAGGATGACTTAGATGTTGTTTCTGATGTTGAGATTGATGATTTTGGAATCGATGAACTGATTGAAGATGTAATTAAGAGCAAGTAATAATATGACAAGAGAAGAATTCGAAACAAGATCGGCTGTACTTAATTTCTTAGGAAATATTTACAGGGAAGTATCGCAAGTAGATAGTAATATTGTAGGTGCTAAACCGCACCTACAACCTAAGAGAGAGGAGTTCACTAGATTAGCTGAGCGTGCTGTTGAGGATATTAAAAATAATCCTGAAAACTTTATTTCTCGTCCTACGATCGCAGAGCAAGCTACTGCTAATGAACAGATGTCTGGTAGTGGTGTATCGTTTCCTAAAGAATTGGTTAATGCTGTTATTGGTATTGACAATACGTTGAAAGGCATATATGATATGCTCTCACAACAGTATGGAAACCTTTCGAAAAATAACTCTACAAAACAAGAATAATTTTGTAAGCAAGTTTTTAACACCAATCTCTAGAATACAAGAAACGTGTCTGCTCACTTTACGTGACGGACACGTTTTTTCTTTGGTTAATGCTGAGAATAATATTAAGTTATATGCAAAATGTGATGACATTACATATAGTGGTGATAACCTAAACCTAGGTTTTTCTGACATTAAAAAGCTCATTAAGGCACTTGATATGATTCAAGAACCATCAGTAGATCTGATTGTGAATTCCAACAATATTGAATATATTGGTACGAATAATAAGTTTAAAATCTTCTTAACAGATGAATCAAACATTCCACTTCCAAAAGTTTCTATTAAAAAGTTAATGGAATTTCAGTATGATACTAAGTTCTTGGTAAAGTCTGATGTGTTTACATCATTGATTAAATCATCTGCATTTATTACTAATAGTAATAAGATTTATATTTCTACTGATGGTGTTGGAGTCAGTGCTGAATTGGATGATAAGACTAAGAGAAATGTGGATACTTTTAGTATGAAGATTGCAGAAACGTATGATGGTAGTAATGTAAAATCTGTTCCATTCCCATTCGATCTATTTAAAATGATTACAGGACACAAAACCAATGATGTTGGTGTTTCTATAAATACTAATGTAGGTGTTATTGCAATCGATATTTTTGATAATAACTATATTTTGAAATATGTAGCTTCTGCTCACGAACAATGAAATTAACAATTAATAAACGTCAGCAAAATAAGATTAAGACACCCGGATATTTCATTAAAAGAATGAGAGATTCTGGATACTGTGTCTTGAGAGTATTTCAGCAGTTTAATATTATCGACCCTAGAAAATGGGTTGTATTAATTGATCCCGGTGGAGCTTCAATATTTTTAACATGCTATCATAATAAAGATTTTAATAACCAAGTAATGTTTGAATTTAACGATGGTGGAAATTATTTCCAAAAGAATTATTCTGTTAGTACAGAGTCAATTGAAGTTATAGTTCAAATATTAGTAGAAAAAGGAATACCTACAGTCAATGAAACCAACAAATACTACAAACAAAAACCGGAAAGAGCCACTTCAAATGACAATCCCTAACGATAAAGAACCGAGTAAGAATCTTCCTAAAAAGAAGAAGGCTCCGATTAAAAAGAAAAAGACTCAATCTAAACAAGATGCTTTGGATAAAGCATATATGGATTATGTGGAGAAGATTATGAAAGAGTCTTTAGAAGAAGCTTTTATAGAAGAACAAAAGGTTAAGAGAGTTGAAAACCAAGCTTTGGTATCAATGATTGAAGAATATCTTGGAGCATTCGTTTTACTTGGATATGATGTAGACAATGAACCAGTCGTTATTTTAAATGCGAAGAATCAATTACAAGCTGATGGTTTAGCTACATTATTGAATAGAATTTTTATGAGTAATAATAATCCTAATAAGGGAGGAAGTGATTCATTTTAATAAATACATCTATGAACCTAGTACAACCAAAAATAATCACATCACAAATTTCTGGTAATCCAGTTCAACCAAGGATTACAGAAACTGTAGTTGGAGATAAAATTCATGTAGAAGCTGTTTGGATTGATCCAAGTAGCGGTACTTTTTTAAAGAAAGGTATTGTTAAAGTTTTAGACGCTAAAACTAGAGAAGACGTTACTTATCAATTCAGAAGCGTATAAGAAATCATTGACATATTCTTCTGGTGCTGTTAAGATTCTTATATGATCTTAGTGCCAGAAGAATATGTTGTTTGTAAGTTCTTCCAATATGGTGGAAGAGCTAAGAGGGTTGTCGGCACTAACAAGTACCAAGCAGCTTGTCCTCATTGTAGAGAGGGAAATTCTTGGAATAAGAAACAGAGATTTTTCTACATACCTGATAAAAATCTTTTGTATTGTCATAATTGCGGTTACAAAAAAAATACATTTAATTGGTTAGTTGAAATTACTGGAATGTCTCCCAGAGAACTAATCAAAGATCTTGAGAATAATAAGTACGACATTCTTCAGCAAGATAATACAAACAATATACAAAAGTCTGAGACGCCTTCATTACCAGAAGACTCTATCAATTTATTTGATCCTATACAAGTAGATTATTATAAATCTAATGCTATCGTTTCTGTAGCCTTAAAATATGTTAAGGATAGAAAGTTGGATGTAGCTATTAATAAGCCAAAAGCTCTTTATATCTCATTAACTGATAGAGTTCATAAAAATAGATTAGTATTACCATTTTATGATGATGACGGTAAAGTAGTTTTTTACCAAAGTAGAACATTACTATCATCTGATAAATTGCCTAAGTATATTTCAAAACAGAATGGCGAAAAAAGCTTATTTAACTTTGATAGAGTTGATCCTAATTCAGATTATGTATTCGTGTTTGAAGGTCCAATCAATTCATTCTTTTGTAAGAATGGTGTAGCTGTTGGAGGAATTCAAGAGAAGTCTTATGTTTTGTTCAATCAAAAACAAAAAGAACAAATTAATAGTTTAGACTTTAAGAAAAGAATTTGGGTTCTAGATTCTCAATGGATTGATTCAGCATCTCATAGTAAAACTAAAAAATTACTAGAGATGAATGAAACCGTTTTTATCTGGCCTAAAGATTTAGGAAAGTGTTTTAAAGACTTTAATGATATTATTATGCGTTCAAAGACTGGTATAGAAATACCTTATAAGTATATTCTAGATAACTCTCAAACTGGATTGAGAGGAATGGTTAGTCTTAGTGGATGTCGTTAGACTCCTTTGAACTTAGGATCTTGTGAGGATGATAAGTAACCCTTTAACATTTCGTTAAGAGAAGTTACTTCCATTGAAACACGTGCAATCTTTTTATTTTCTGCTACTCTGATCTTATCGAAAATTGTATCAGGTACAGCATTTCTAAGTCTTGATTGCATAGAAGATGGATTGCTTGGATCATTTAAGAATTTGGAGAACTTCTCTAGTTCACCAATCCAACTTTGCAATTCTCCTACCATCTTTTGTTGCATTTGAGTTGTAGCTTCGATATGCTTTTGCGCTGTATCAGCACCTTCAACATCAAAATCTTCTGGAGAAGTACCATCGTCTAATGTTTGAGCCATGGCTTCTCTGTCGCTAATTTCTTCTGGCGAAACTTCTGGTTCTTCTCTTAAAATCTTTAAGAAAGCGGATTCATACGCATTAATACTCATATACTTTATTTAGCACATTTAGATTAAATAATTTCATAATGAAGAGAAGAATTTTGTCAGAAGATCAACAGATGATGGACGCTAATCGTTCAGTAAGTGGTATTGGACCGGGTTCTAAAGATGATCCATTACAGAAAATTAAAGTTCCTACTAGTGATGCTGATTTCGTATCTGTTAACACTACATTATTACCACACGAATTGAATTTCGTAGTAAAAGACGTAGGTGATATTTATGCTGCTGCTCTTCAACTTAGAAAGAAGTATGAACAGGCAGAATCCAATAAATCTCTGAAACGTACAGGAAAAATAGTAATAGAAAAATCTAAAGAACAATTAGATAATTTACTTAGAGATCTTATCGGATTAATAACTTTATTGGATGAGTTAGATCCTAAAAAATAGATTGACTATATAGATATTTGTTATAAAATAGATACATGACTAATGTCGTGAAATCTTTATTAACTCTACTTACTATAAGTAGTAGTGTCGCGTTTTTATTTTCAAATGATTGGATTGGCTTTATAAAATATTTTGTTTTTACTACAGTAGTACAAACTGTAATTTATAATGTTTATAAAGATTATCTCAAGCAAAAGTTTGAGAAGGTTTATAATGAAAGATTGAAAGAATATTCTAAACAAGGTTGTGAAATTTCTTGTCCTTGTGATAGAGCTTGTAGACATTTTATACCTATTGAATTGAATGGAGATAACTCTTATACATGTCAAGATTGTGATAGAAAAATTGCTGTAGATGTTCAGGTAAAAAGTTTTTTATCAACGGACCCAGTGAATCTAGAAAAAGAAGACGAAAAATTCGCTGAAGTCTATTCTAAATTAATTAATCGACTTCAACAAAATCAATAATATGGAATTTAAATCATCAGAACTTAATAATGCTACTGAAGTTCCATCATCTATTACTATTACTGATCAGAAAGTAGAAACGATTAATATAGATGATGCTATTCAAACATTCGTTTTATCTCAAGATAAAACTTTAATGTCTTCTTATAATTATGGTAGAATTAATCATACTAAGGCTACAAATGGTACTGATTTATTGAAATCTATTTTAAAGCTTTGCAAAGATTTAATTTCAGACAACATAAATGGAGATACGAATGCGATTAAAAAGTTGACGATTAAGAAGATTTTTGATAGTATGATAGCAGATGTTGAAGCTGTAAACTTGATGGGTTGTAATACACGTTCATCAGAAGTAGCTGCGGCATTACTTGGATTTTTATGCAAAAATCATCTAAAATGAACATTTCTATTAACTTAAAGAATAAGCAATCAGATTCAATGACTCTTGAAGAATTCTGTAGATGGGGTTGCTTACTGGAAGCAGTTGATTATGTTAATCAATTCGCTAATGATAAAATGGAGTCATCCTCAAATATTTGGATGAAGCAGAAGGCTTTCTTGAAATATATTGAAGAAAGATATCCAGCAATGTTACATGATATTAAATGTGAATTTAAAAGAAAATGATCTTAAACAGAATATAATCTAAATGACATATCATATCTAGTTGTTCCTGGCAATCCAGCAAAAGCTATGAGTCTTGATCCATCTGAACTAATCATACAATTTTTTAGCGAATCATTATCTTTTTCTCCATAAATTATATTTGGAGAGGCTTCCCAATAATCACCTACTAAATTATAAATAGTTATTTTTCCTCTTTGGCATCCTCCACCATTATGATTACTATAGCTTATAGCTAATTTAGTTCCTGTAGAATTTAATGATGTAGTCCATGCTACGAGACCGACCTCTGGATCTATTTTTTGACCTATTTTTATCCAAGAATTGTTTGATAATTTATAAGTTTGGATTGTGAATGGTGTAAAGTTGTAAATACTACTACCGTATGAACTTATAGCTATGATAGATCCGTCTGAAGCAATACTGAAATTAAAAATCTTTTTACCATTACCAGTATTAATAGGATCTCCTAGATTATTCCATGTTGAACCATCGTATTTATAAACAATTAAATTATACCCTCTGTTATCGTATGCAAATAAAATATTTCCAGAATCGTTTAAGCTTGTGTGTAATCCAAAATCAGCGTTAATACCTTTTTGTAAAGTTTGACCGACTTGAACCCATTTAGAACCATTTAATTTATAAATTTTAATACTTCCATTTTTATATATACCATCCATTATAAGTTCACTTATTGCTATAGTATTTCCATCACCATTTATTGATACATTTCTTCCCATTTCTGAGTATGGGTTTTCACCTATGAAATCCTGTCCTAATAAATTCCAAGAACCGGAATTTAATCTATAAACTCTACTTAAACCTCTATAATCTGAGTCTTTATCAATCGATGATAAATTATAATATGGACTTCCTAGTATAATT